GCCGAAGACCTCGCCGAACTGCTGCCGCTCATCATGGAGCTGTCGCAGCCCACGTACGCGGTGAACGGCGTCGGGAAGATCGTGATTGACAAGATGCCGGATGGCATGCGCTCACCTAACTTGGCCGACTCCGTGATGATCTGCTACCAGCCAGCCAGTAGAGCGCTGGACGTGTGGGCAAGGTTGGGTAAGTGAAGCTATGGCAAAACCACACATTCGGCTGAAGGCGCGCCGGACTCCGGCGGCTCATCCGACTGCAGATAGCTTCCAAAACTTCCTAACGCGCACCGGCCATGGAACCGGCAACCTCAACGACGGCGCGAAATACGGATTCAACCCCGTCTCGCGCAACCGTCTGCAGATGGAGTACACCTACCGCAGCTCGTGGCTTGCGGGCATGGTCGTCGACGCATATGCCGAGGACATGACGCGCGCTGGCGTCGAGATCCACTCCAGCGATAAGCCGGACGCGCTCGAGGAGCTCCACAAGAACGCGCAGGCCCTCCAAGTTTGGGAGGGAATGAACGACACGCTCACGTGGTCCCGCCTCTACGGCGGCGCCATCGGCTGGCTGATGATCGACGGCCAGGACACCGAAACGCCGTTGCGTGTCGAGACGGTTGGTAAGGATCAATTCCGCGGCATCCACGCGCTCGACCGCTGGGCCGTGCAGCCCTCGCTCGCCCAGCTCGTGACAGACCTCGGCCCTGACCTCGGAAAGCCGATGTTCTACGACCTGTTGCCCGATGTCGGAACGGGCCTGCAGAAAATGCGCATTCACTACTCGCGCGTGCTGCGGTTCATCGGCGTCAAGCTTCCCTACTGGCAGCTCATCACTGAGAACTACTGGGGGCAGTCGGTACTCGAGCGGCTTTGGGATCGAATGATTGCATTCGACTCAACCAGCTCCGGCGCAGCGCAGCTCGTCTACAGGGCGCATCTCCGAACATTCAAGGTCGACAAGCTGCGCGAGATTATCGCGATGGGCGGCCCGGCTCTCGATGGGCTTGTAAAGCACATCGCATTTATTCGCGCCTTCCAGTCAAACGAGGGAATGACGGTCCTCGACAAGACAGACGAGTTTGAAACGCATCAGTACACGTTCGCCGGCCTTGAAGACGTGATGAATCAATTCGGCATGCAGGTATCCGGCGCCGCTCAGATTCCTCTCGTTCGCCTCTTCGGTCAATCACCGAAGGGCATGAACGCAACCGGAGAGGCGGACCTTCGAAACTACTACGACGGCTGCAACGCCAAGCAAGAGCGCGTGCTGCGGAATCCAGTCGAGAAGGTTTACAACATCCTCTACCGCTCGACCTTCGGGCGCGAGCCGCCAAAGGTATTCGGGATCACCTTCAAGCCGTTGTGGCAGATGACGAACGAGGCGAAAGCGGCCGTCACGGGCACGGTAACGACCGCCGTCAAGTCGGCATACGACTCGCAGATCATCAAGCGCTCGACCGCTCTGCAAGAGCTGAAGCAACTCGCGCCCGTGACCGGAGCCTTCTCCAACATCACGGATGACGAGATAAAGGAAGCCGAGAGTGATCCAGCCCCAACTCCAGAAGCACTTGGCTTGGAAATACCGAAGCCTGACGCTGGACCGGGAAAGCCAGGGCAAGCGGGCACGGCCAAACACTAAGCGGGCCGAACGCGACTACGCGCGGCAGCTCCGAGGCATTGCGCGACACGTCGGAGAGTTGATCGCAGGTTACGAGCCTGGAGACATCCAGTCAGTCCCCTCTCTGCTGAGTCTCTTGCGCGGCTACTCCGATGCACTCACGCCGTGGGCCGAACAGACGGCCCGCAAGATGCTTTTGGAAGTCAACGCGCGGGACCTCGACTACTGGCGCAGCCTGAGCAACGGCATATCGGTTGCACTCGGGCAGGAACTCCGCGACACGCCGATAGGCGAGCGCCTCCGCGAGCTGATGGCGGGCCAAGTCGCGCTGATTACCTCTCTTCCAATCGAAGCGGGCCAGCGCGTACACGACCTGACGATAAAGAGCCTTGAGACATCGGCTCGAGCGAATCAGATCGATGACGAGATCCGGCGCTCCGGCGAAGTGTGCGAGAACCGCGCAACCCTGATCGCGCGCACCGAAGTAGCCCGCACCGCCTCCGTGTTGACTCAGACACGCGCAGAGGCCGCAGGCTCAACCCATTACACATGGCAGACCAGTGAAGACGGAACGGTGAGGCCCGGCCATCGCGCAATGGACGGTCAAGTGTGCGCCTGGGCCTCACCCCCGGAAGTGAAAGAGAACGACCGCGTCATGCACTTCCATCCCGGAACCATTTGGAATTGCCGTTGCTGGTGCCGTCCCATCCTCCCATCCTGAACAGCGAGACCGCACGATGACGCATGGCGATTCGAGGTCTCGCGAGTACCGGGCCTGGAAGAAGATGCACGACCGGTGCAGAAACCCAAACAATCCGCGGTTCGATGACTACGGCGCGAAAGGCATAGCGGTTTGCGAGCGATGGGCTGATTACAGCAACTTCCTCGCAGACATGGGTCGCAGGCCCTCGCAGCGCCACTCCCTCGACCGCAGAGACAACGACCTCGGGTACACGCCCGGCAACTGCCGATGGGCGACGCCTCACGAGCAGATGACGAATCGGACGGTGACTCGATTCGTTCAGTTTGAAGGCGTCGATATCCCGCTCGCGACCTTGGCGCAGAGATTCGCAATACCAGCCAACACGCTGCGCTTCCGTGTTCTGAAGGGCTGGCCTATCCAAGAGGCTCTGATGACGCCGGTTAGAGCCAAGGCGCCGCACAGACACTAACTTCTCCGCTCGTCCGCAAAACCCACACACCCGCCTCGTGCGGGTTTTTTTATGCCTGTAGGAGGCGCAATGGCCGCTCTTTCCAATTACCTCGAAAACAAGTTGATTGATTTTCTCCTGCGCGCGCAGGCGTTCGTTCCCCCGGCGACGACCTTCGTTGGCCTGTTCACCGTGGCGTTGGGCGCTGGCGGCGGCGGCACGGAAGTCAGCGGCGGCGCGTATGCCCGCGTAGCTGTCACCTCGGGTCTCGCCGCATGGGCCGGCACGCAGGGCGCTGGCACCACGACTGTCAGCTCTGGCACCACGGGTCAGACGTCCAACAATGCTGCTCTGACGTTCCCGGCTCCTACCGCGAATTGGGGCTCGATTGTCGGCATCGGCATCTTCGATGCCAGCACCGCCGGCAACCTGTTGATCTTCGCGCCGTTGACGACCTCGAAGACGGTCAACAGTGGTGACGCTGCACCGAGCTTCGCCGCCTCCGCCCTGACCTTCACGCTCACCTAAGCGAGAAGGCGATGCCGAACCGCCCATCGAGGCTGAACGTGTCGATTGCGACACCCAGCTCCGATGGGCGGTACTACGGCAGATATCCACACGGCGATAGACCCGCGAGCGGGCTGAGCTTTCCAAGAATCGCCATGGTCGGTAACGGCGGCGATCAGAGTTACGGCAGCAGTTCCGCGACTGGCTATCCCGCCTGGACGACTGCAGCTTCGGGCACTGCGGCGCGCAATGCGGTGCTGCATATCGGCAACTTCGATCTGTGGATCGCGGCCGGAAGCTTCGAAGGCTGGGATAACGGCGGCAATCGCGACCGCGAGAACTTGAGTCAGGCGCTACTGAAGAACGCCACCTATTCGAACCCGGTGAACAACAGCAGACCTACGCTGATGTTCCCCTACGCGAACATGAATGAGTCGGCCCCGACCGGCGGCCCGTCTCAGACCTTCACCAATCTCGTCGCCGCTAACAATTGGTGGCTGTACGAATCTGCCGGCGGTGCAGGCACGATCACTCCTTCCGCCTTCGGAGGCGGGAACCAGCTCATCAACTTCGCGTGCGCATGGCCTGCTGCCATAGGCGCAGCCGGGCTTGATGCGTCCATCTGCGGAAGTATCTACGGCACCACGTCGACCGGCCCCACTGGCGCTCAGGGACCGGCACGAGCGCATGCCTCGTATCAGGCGAGCAAGCTTTTCACCAAGACCATCACCGATGCGCGCTTCACCGGGAAGTTCGGCGCCGGCATGGCCGCCCCGTCCTCTGCGGGCGTGTTTATGGACAACATCTTCGCGAACTTGAATGGCGGCGGCAACGTCGCTGCCTCATTTCTCGATGGAATTCACAGCTTCTCGGGAAGCAATACCGCGAGCTTTCCGGCCTTCGGGGCCAGTTACGCCGTCATGGCGCGCGGCATGCAGCACTTTTTCGGCACGCTGCAGTCGACCCTCGCCACGCTGAACCCCGGCAACACGTACTACAACTTCGGGAATATCACCCAGTACGGCGACAACTACGATCTGGGCGCCGGGGTGATGACGATCGGGCTCGAGAACACGATGCACGGCGGGCTGCTCGAAAGCGTCATCGGCGTAGGCGCGAGTTCCTGGGAATTCTGGCAAACCGGCGGCGGCTCAGCGTGGAACTCGCTTCGGAAGAACTACTACCAGGCGATGGACTTTTGCATCGCACCGAAGATGGTTTGCTTAGGTACGCGTCTCCCGGCGATCGATGGCAGTCAAGTCGCATCCTGGGCGGTGAGCGGTACGCTGACGAATGTCGCGACCAACACCGCGCTCGAATATCAGCTCATGCGGATGGCGCTATGCACCACGCTCTTGGACGACGGGTACTTCGGCGCCAGCGTCAATGGCTACGACCCGATGCTCACCCGCTGGTATGACGAGTACGGCGATGACTCGCTCACGCAAGTCAACGTCAAGCGCGGGTACTTGGGCATGCCCCTGACTGTACGGCCAACTGCCGCCTGGAACGCAGGCGTGTGGCGGCGCGATTTCGATAACGGGACCATTCTCGTGAACCCCCGCGGCAACGGCTCTCAGACCGTAGCCCTCGGCGCCACATTCACCAAGCTCTCTGGCACTCAGCAGCCGCTCATCAATAGCGGCGCATCCGTTTCCAGCGTCACGTTGCTCGACGGCGACGGAATCATTCTTCGTCATTAAGGAAATCCATGCCTAACCGTCCGTCACGACTGAATGTGTCGATCCCGACCGCCAGCAGTGACGGGCGGTTCTATGGGCGCTACCCGCATGGGGACAAGCCGAGCAGTGGGGCTGTCGGCCTCCTCGAAGATGCAGAGGGAACAATGCGGGTGCTCGGTGGGCATAACCTCTGGGATAACTATTCCGGGGAAGGCGCCGCCGCATCAACATCGTTCACTGCCGCTGCCGCAAGGTTTGGAGCGCAAGGGCTGCGGTACACGATTACCGCCGGCTTTGCCTACATGCACTTCTTTGGCAACGACGGTGCGACCTGGGCGTTTGCGCATGAGAAGCTGCTGAGCGGAACTCCGTGGACTAAGAGCGTATTCAATCGCCTTCGCTTCTGGGTGAAGTCGTCGATTCTGCAGCCGCAGTCGGGAGCCAATCGGCATTCGATCGAGATAGGGACTTACACGCGAAGCCAAGCCGGCGATCCCGCGACGCAGAACGCCGGGGGCACCCACTACTATCATTACATCGATCCGAAGCCGGGCGTGTGGACGAAGGTCATCATCGACAATCATCCGCAACACGCGGTCGGCGGCCCGACATCGGACAGCGGCATCATTACGTCGCCGACTTCGGACGGGCCGTCGTGGAACTATCACGACGCGCTTACGCGTTTCTATTACAACGCCACTGACATCCCGACGACGAGCTATCCGGCCAATTTCGACTTTGACCAATTCGAGTTCTACAACGATTCGAATGCGGAAGACATCGCCAACATGGCGACCCTGGAGGCGAGCTATAACGCCTCAACCCATCTTCTTCACTTGGGGTTCGTTCGAAACTCCTTGGGCGACACGACCTATACGGTGAAGTGGTCGCTGTCAGATATGTTCGTTAATGGGTTCGCCAGCGGGACCACGCTCGGCACTGTCGGCGTGGACGGTCTTGGGGACTACGTCAACAAGTTTGTCGACGGCACCGTTGATCTGACTGGACAGCCTCTCGTCTACCTCGCCGTTCAGAAGCTAGGGCAGACCGGCTTTCGCCAGATGACGCTGGAGCTAACCTAATGGCACTCGGCGCACATGCAGCAGCCGGAAGTCTGGCCAACTCGGTCACGACGACCGGCGTCACATCCACGGGCGGCGCAGGAACCGTCTTCCTGGCCTACCTGATCTACGACGGCACGTTTTCGAGCTTCGTAGACAGCAAAGGCAACACCTGGACGCCGGTCGTCGGGCCCACCGCTGGCGTCGGGATGGCCTGCTTCGGCAAGATCTACAAATGCGAGGGCGGGATTGGGGGCGCTGGGCACACGTTCAGTTTCACGACGACTGGGGGCACGAACGTCGCGGTCCTCTTCAACGAGGAAACCGGGTGCGTTACCTCTGGCGCGATTGTCGACCAGGTGGGGACCCTCACGGAGGACAATGCCACCCCATTTACCTCTAGCGCGATCACGACGACGGCAGCGAACGAGGCGATCTACGCTTACAACTCGTCTAACACGGGAGGAGCTACGGAGAGCTGGACCCATACTGACGGGTTCACGCCGGTCGACACGCTCCCGGACGGCGCCCAGTACATCGCCACTCAGAGCGCGCGGCTAGCGGTTACTTCAGTCGGCACGTACAGTGCCGCCTACACGCTGGGGGTCGGAACCGCGGCGTTCGGCGGCGTCATCAGCGTGAAGCTGGCAACCGGCGCTCCAGGCGCTGCTCTTGCGGCGACTCCTGTCGCAAGTTCCACGTCGACCGCGGCCCTGACGACGGCGTTCGGCGGGTTTTCCTCAAATGCAGCGGCCGGCGCCAGCGTAACGGCAGGTCTGAGCACGCAGATTCGTCTTGCTGTCGGCGCGAGCGGCACAACTGCAGTGGTCGCAGCGTTGACGAACTTTGCCTCGGTTGCGCTTACGGCACCGGCTTACACGGGAGTTGGCGGTATCTATGACCCGAACTTCTGGTTCGACGCGGTGCCAGTGGTGGGTAACACGATCTGGTTCGACCCGATCATCTCGGTCGCGGCCAACGGTGAAATCAGTTCCGCCGTGAACAACTGCCAAGCGGTTGTTCAGTTCAATTCGGGCTGACCGGACATGGCAGGTTGGGCAGTAGGACTGGTCCGGATCACTTCCGGACTTGCGGCGTATGCGGTCGCCGGATTGGCAGTGCAGGCGACGCTGCCTGTTCCAAGCTTCTTCAGCGCGAATGCGGTAGCGGCCAGCGCGGCGGCGCCGACTCTCAAGACGGCCATCCCGCTCAATGCGAACGCCAACGGTGGCGGGCTCGCAAGCGCGACGTTCGTCACCGGCGGCCAAGGATGGGCGCTCGGGACCGTGTTCATTCAGCCTGGCATGGTCGCTTACGCGGTAGGCGGATCGTCCGCTGCCGGGCTGCTCACCAGCGCGTTTGTCGCGATGGCTGCCAATGCTTCCGCGGTCGCCTTCGCTGGCGCATCGCTCACGACTCAAGGAGTCCTGAGCTCGACGCCGCAGGCTCAGGCCGCCATGACCGGCGCGCTGTCGACCGGCATTGTGCTCGCAGCGATTCCCGCGGCGTCCGGTGTAGTCACCGCGGCGCTCACCGGATCCGCGTTTGCACTCGTCGCCGCTCCCGCCTCGGTCTCGAGCGCGCAGGCAGCACTTACAGCCAGCATCACGTTGCGCGCTGCCGCAGTAGGAGGCGCCTCGGTCGGTGCAGCGCTCGGCACTGGCTCGCTATTCGCCGTCATTGCGAACGCCTCCAGCGCGGTTTCAGCGCCGCTCACGACGGGCATTCCTCTGGCGTCGGGCGGAGTCGGGGGCAGCACGCTCGTCGCGAGCCTGACCACGCTCGGGCTTTTGCGGGCGCAGGCGGTCGGCGGCGGGGCCGCATCCGCTGCGCTGTCCACACAGATTCGCATGGCCTCCATCGCGATCGGCAGCACGTCTGGAGCCGGCGCGCTCTCGACGCTGATTCCCTTGAACGCGAATTGCAACGGTGAGGCGTTCATCACCGCGGATCTGAGCTCGAGTGGAACGCCGATCGGCCTCTATGCCTTCGATCCGGATTGGATCGTCGTCGGCCGGCGCACGCAGTGGACGCAGCGGCTCAATGAGCTTGCGCCAGGCGAAGAGGTCATTCTGGCCTTCGACTTCGGTGACGACTTGCAGAACGGCGAGCACTTACTCGGCCGCGTCACGGTGACGGTCGTCGCATCCGCCGGCACTGACGCCAACGCAGCGCTCACCGTCATTGCGCCCGCGTCCTATGACTCGTCGCAGACCAAAGTGCTGGTGCCGATCGTCGGTCGCGTCGCTGGCTGCGACTACTACTTCGAAGCGACTGCTCCGACGACCAATCCGTTCAAGATCCTCTCGCGCTTCGGCCTGTTGCCTGTTCGGAGTTGATATGCAACTGGAGATGATGGATCGGGAGTCGTTCTACGCGCCCAAGCCGCTCGGAAAGACGCGAAGTATCACGCCTGAAGGCTTCATGTTGTGTGCCGGCGTCGCCGTTGGACGGATAGGAACGCAGCTATACAGAAGCGGAGACGTCAAGGGGCTGACGTATGACGCGCAAGGCGTAGCGCGCATAGAGCGGACTGCCGATCAAGTCTTTCATCCAGAGTCAATGGCATCTGGACAAGGCAAGGCCATCACGGTCAGTCATCCAGACGAATTTGTAACTCCTGCGAACTGGAAGCGCTACTCGGTCGGCACTGCGCACAACCTACGTCGCGGCGAGGGCACGGAGGACGGTTTGCTCATCGCGGACCTGTTGATTACGTCTGCGGATGGTATTGCCTATATCAACAACAGTGACAAGGAAGACATGCCCGAAGTATCGGCCGGATATCACGCCGAGTACGTGCAGAAAGCTCCGGGGACCGGTTATCAACATTCAATCATTTACAACCACTTTGCGTTAGTTAAGCGAGGCCGCGCAGGCCCGCGTTGTGCAATCAAAGACGAGGAAACCCCTATGAAATCGAGTTTTATGGACCGGGTTTCCCGGCTCTTTACTGCCGTCGAGGCAAAAGACGTTGCCGGCGTGACCGCCGCGCTCGCGGAGGAAACGACGGACGCCAGCGCCGCAAGCGTGATCGCGCCGGTATCCGCGCGTGTCGAGCAGCTCGCAACGGAAGTTGCCGCGCTCACTCAGGCTCTGCGTGCGACCACTGACAAGGCCGCTGCCGAGGCGGCGACCGCTGCTGCTGCTGCGAAGGCGACCGCCGACGCCGCCGCTGCTGCCGAGGCGGCGCGGGTCGCGAGTGTGCCGGTCTACACCGCCGACACGCTGTCGCAGATCGTCTCGCGCGCGGAGATCCTGTCTCCCGGCATCGCGATCCCGACCACGGACGCGCTGGCCGCCGAGGCGCCGAAGCTCATGACGCTGGCGCTGACGAATGCGACCGAGGGCGCACTCGCCGAGCACGTCAAGCCGTTCCTTCTCGGCCGCGAGCTCAAGACCCTCACCGGCGACGCACTGCTCGGCGTGTTCATGGGCGCCGCGGAACTCGCGCGCGTGCGCAACAACAGCAAGACCGCCGTCGCTGCCGCCAAGGCGACGAAAGACTCAGCCGGCGGCCCAGTGACAGCGGCCGACATGAACGCCGCTGCAACCGCTCTCTGGACTCCCAAGTAACGCCCCCACTCATCAGGACCAACCAAACATGGCTACTGCAATTCTTTTCGTGGCGCCTTTTGGCGTGGCGGGCGATATCACCCGTCGCGACCAGGCAACCGTCGAAACTCAGGTACTCAATCCGGCGCTGCCGTTCGTCGGCTATGGACTTTTCGGCAAGATGGTTGCCAACGCGTTCGTACCGATTGCCGCGGCTGACGTGGCAGGCTCCATCTACGGCCTGCTCGTGCGCCCCTTCCCGACGCAGGGCGCCAACGCCTCCGATCCCATCGGTACGGGCGTTCCGAAAACCTCGGGCCTCGCGAACGTGCTGCGTCGCGGATACGCGAGCGTGCAGAACCTCGCCGGCACTCCCGCGCAGGGCGGGCAGGTGTACGTCCGTATCGACACGCCTGCCGGCGCCAAGATCGTTGACGGTGTCGAGGCACTCGCGGACAGCACGCACAACATCGCCGTTCCCGGTTGCACGTTCACCGGCCCGGCCGATGCGAGCGGCAACTGCGAAATCTCTTTCAACATCTAAGCCACCCCTACAAGTAAGCAGATGAGCCGCCTTCGGGCGGCTTTTTTGTTGGAGAACCATTCCATGATCAAGCACGCAGTCCACGCCGCCGTCAGCACGAGCCGGCGGTTGCGGTTCAACGACGGTCTTCAGACCTTCGACCAGGCGTTTATCGACTCGGCCGGCGCCTTCCTCATCGGCGAGCTCGAGCGCCTCGACCAGCGCCTCAACATGCCGCTCATCGACTACAAGTGGTCGCGCGACATCGACCTCCGCACCGACGTGGCAATGGCCGACGAGTTTTCGAGCTTCACAAACTCGACGTTCGCGGCAGCCCCCGGCGTCCCCGGCTCCAACAAGTCCTGGATCGGCCAGGATGCGACCGCGATCCCCGGCATTGCGCTGGAGATCGGCAAGACCCCCACGCCCCTGAGCCTGTGGGGCCGGCAGATCGGCTGGACCATTCCCGAGTTGGAATCGGCGATCAAGCTCGGCCGCCCGGTCGACTCGCAGAAGATGACCGCGCTCAACATCAAGCACCAGATGGACATCGACGAACAGGTGTACATCGGCGACACGGCGCTCAACCTCAAAGGCATGCTGAACCATGCCGGCGTGACCAACGTCGCCAACGCCGTGAATGGCGGCTGGGCTGCGGCCATTACTGCCAATGCGGCTACAGCGTCGGTGGCGATCCTGGCCGACATCAACGAGCTGCTCTACAGCGTGTATCAGGCCAGCGCTTTCGCGAAATGCCCTGGAAAGCTGGGACTTCCGCCGAAGCAGTTCAGCCTGCTCGTCAGCACTCTCGTCAGCACGGCGGGAAGCATGAGCATCCTGACGTTCCTCGAGCAGAACAGCCTGGCGCTCGCGCTGAACGGCAAGAAGCTGGAGATCGTACCCATCAAGTGGGCGACCGGCACGACCGCTGGCGGCGTCGGCCCCGGCACGTCGGGCAAAGACCGGATGGTTGCCTACACCAAGAGCGAGGAGCTGATCCGCTTCCCGCTGGTGCCCTTGCAGCGCACTCCCCTGGAGTACCGCGGCATTCACCAGCTCGTGTCCTACTTCGGGAAGCTCGGCGCTGTCGAGTGCCCCTATCCCGAGACGGTCGGCTACCGGGACGGCATCTGATGAAGATCACCGTCAACAAGGCGTTCACGCTCATGCAGAAGGACGGTACGCCGAAACCCTTCGGCGTTGGCGTTCAGGAGGCCACGGACGAGGAAGCGGCTCACTGGTACGTGAAGGCGCATGCCGACGTGGACGAGGCTGAGCTGGCCGCGTCCGTGGCCGACAAGGAGCTCGCGGCGGCCAAGGCGGAGCAGGCGGCAGCGGATGCGGCTGTCGCTGCTGCTGCTGCCGTAGCCGGCGCTGCGGCCGGAGGCAAGAAAGGGAAGGCGGCTGCAGGGGAAGCTGCGTGATAGATGCTCCAACGTTCCGCCAGCAATGGCCCGCCTTCAGTGACATCGGCGTTTACACGGACGCCGTATATAACTTTTGGCAGGGCATTGCGGCTCTCCGGCTCAATGCGGAACGTTGGGGCACGCTTCTCGATTACGGGACAAGTCTGTTCATCGCTCACCATCTCGTGCTTGTAGCGCGCGACGTGCAAGTGACGAATGCCGGGGGAATCCCCGGCATCGTGAACGGGCCGCAGACATCGAAGGCTGTTGAGTCAGCCTCCACAAGTTACGACACGTCGGCCATCTCTTTGACCGATGGGGGCTACTGGAACGCGTCGATGTATGGCGTCCAGTTCCTACAGCTCTCCCGAATGATCGGCGCGGGCGGGATGCAGCTGTAATGGCTCGCGTTACGATTCTGCAGGACAACGTCGACAAGGTAATGGGCTCGCTCACCGCGCTTGTCGGTAAGCAAGTCCTGATCGGAATTCCCGAGAGCGAAACAGAGCGCGACGACGACGGCCCGATCACCAACGCCGCGCTTGGCTACATTCACGAATTCGGAGCGCCGGAGTCCAACATTCCCGCGCGCCCGTTCCTCATCCCTGGCGTGCAGGCCGTGGAAGAGCAGGCGCTCGATAAGCTCAGGCAGGCGGCCGATGCCGCCCTGACGGGCGACACTAAGGCGTCCAATCAATACCTGCAGGCCGCCGGCATCATCGGTGAGATGGGCGCGAAGGATGCGATCAGCGGCGGCGACTTCGTACCGCTGAAGCCCGAAACCATCGCCAATCGGCACCGCCAGCGCAGAACAGCGAGCCTGCGACAGGACGAGATTCACTATCTCGCGCTCGTCGACGCCGGCATGACTCCTGAAGGCGCGCAGAACGCGACCGGGATTCGTGCGCTCATCAACACGGGCCAACTTCGCAACTCGCTTACACACGTCGTCCGCCGCAAAGGTAAATCCTAATGGCGATGCTCGACGTTACCGAGCTCCTGACCGACCCGGATTTCGTCGACCTCGGCTTGCTGTGCCAGCGCAACGTTCAGATCGTCGGCAATGACGGCCTCGCGATGCTCACGCCTGCGAACGGGAATTTCGTCGGCTCAGTGTTTGCCGGCGAGTCGAAGCTCAACCGAGGATCTGACGGCCAGTACATCAAGGGCCGAATCACGATCATCACGAAGTTCGGGCTGATCGACGGCCAGCAAGGCAACACAGCCGACATCGTGACTTGGCAGCGCAAACGCTACACGGTCACAGAGGTCGAGGACTTCAGCAATTGGGGCGCCGGTTTCGTCCGCGCTCGCTGCGATCTGATCCCGCTCTCGGGCTGATTCCATGGGCAACACGAGTGCAACCGGCGGCATTCTGCAGCCGGAGGCCACTCCTGCGCCTCCAGAAGACGGCGACCTCGACGCGATCCTGCAGGCGCTCGTCGCCGGGATTACCGGCCTGCCGGGCTCCCTCGTGCGGCCCCGCTGGCAAACGGTCGTCCCGATCCAACCGGCGCCCGAGGTGGACTGGTGCGCGATTGGCGTCATTGCAGAGATTCCCGACGACGGCCCGTTTCTCCACCACAACAGCGACGGCCTCGGCTCGACGACCTCGATACGACACGAGGAAATCGATGTTCTCGCGAGTTTCTACGGCCCGCATGCGGGAGCCAACGCAAAGATCCTCCGCGATGGTCTCTCGATCCCGCAGAACCTCGAGGCGCTCGCACCGAACGATATCGGCTACGTCGGTTGCGGAACGATCCGCACCGCTCCGGCCATCGTGAATCAACAGTGGGTTCGCAAAAAAGATTTCCCGTTGACCTTCCGCTGTAAGGCAACGCGCACCTACGCAATTCAAAACATCGTCGCCGCCGACATCCATCTCTTTGATGACACGCACGTCGACGACCTAATCACGGTCCCTCCAGGGGCCTAATCGGAGTTCCCATGGCAAACCTTGGCCTAGATGTCGGTGACGTTGTCAACGTCGGTGTCAGCCTGTCGCCGGTTGGGGCGACTGACCGTAATTTCGGTGTCGCGCTGTTTCTCGGTGATTCGCTGGTGATCGATACGCAGGAGCGCTTTCGGCTCTACACCAGCTTGTCCGCCATTGCCGCAGACCTCGGCAGCGCCGCGCCCGAGTATCTGGCGGCGCAAACCTACTTCGGCCAGTCGCCGCAGCCGGCGCAGTGCTACGTTGGCCGCTGGGCGCGTACCGCCGCAAGCGGGCTGCTCCGTGGCGCAGTGCTGAGCACGGCACAGCAGGCGCTTTCCAACTTCACCGCCATAACGAACGGCGGCCTTTCGGTCACGGTCGACAGCGTCCCGCACGCTCTCACGGCGCTCAATTTCACCGCCGCGACGAATCTGAACGCCGTCGCATCCACCGTGCAGGCCGCGCTCTCTGGCAGCGCGACGGTCGCATGGGACGCCAACAACCAGCGATTCACCGTCACGAGCTCGACCACGGGAATCACGTCCGCGGTTACGTTCGCCACTGCTCCCGTCTCGGGCACCGACATATCAGCTCTGCTCGGCCTGACCGTCGCAGCAGGCGGCTACACGACTCCCGGCATCGCCGCCGAATCACTGCTCGCCGCGGTGACAGTGCTCGAGGGCATGTCAAACGACTGGTACGGCCTGCAGGTCGCCTCATCGGTCGCCCCCTCGCACAGCGACTACATGGCGGTCGCCTCGTTCATTGAGGCTTCCAAGCCGTCGCGCATCTTCGGCGTGTCCACTCAGGAAGCGGCGAGCCTCGATGCTACCCAGACGACGGACCTCGCCAGCGTGTTGCAGGGCCTCACCGTCATGCGCACGTTTATCCAGTATTCGAGCAGCAACCCGCAGGTTTCCGCCTCGATCTTCGGCCGCGCGTTCACGGTCGACTTCAACGGCAACAACACGACGCTCACCGTCAAATTCCAGCAGGAGCCGGGCGTAACTCCCGAGGCACTCACCGAGACACAGGCCGCCGCCCTCAAGGCGAAAAACTGCAACGTCTTCGTGAAGTACAACAACGGAACCGCCATCGTCCAGGAAGGGAAGATGTGCAACGGGTTCTTCTTCGACGAGGTCCACAACTGCGACTGGCTGCAGAACGACTTGCAGACAAACGTCTGGAATTTCGTGCTGCAGCGGAAGACGAAGGTTCCGCAGACCGACGCTGGCGTGAATTCCATCCTGACCGTGCTCGAGGGCCGGTTCGACCAGGCCGTGAAGAACGGCATGATTGCGCCGGGAGTGTGGACCGGGCCGCCCGTTGGCGTGCTCAAGACTGGCGACACGCTCAGCAAAGGCTACTACGTGTTCGCGCCGCCGATCTCCACTCAGTCGGACACCGACCGCACCGCGCGTAAGGCGCCGGTAATCCAAGCCGCAATCAAGCTCGCGGGCGCGATTCACTTCGTGAACGTCCTCGTCAGCGTCAACCGCTAAGCCGGAGTTTCACAACATGGCTGTTTATTCATTTTTGGACATCACGGCCTCACTCGTCGGCCCCGGTCTCGACGCCGATCTCGGGCAGGGTTCCGCGGTTGCCGATGAGGGCATCAGCATCGTCATGGCTGGCGACAAGAACAAGATGACCATCGCCGCTGATGGCGAGGGCATGCACAACCTCAACGCCGACAAGTCCGGCACCATCACGGTTCGGTTGATCAAGACATCACCGATGAACTCCGTGCTTCAGACGGCGTACGACGCGCAGACCCTCAGCGCGACGCTTCACGGCCAGAATGTGTTCCTGATGCGCAACATTCGCAGCGGCGACACGCATGCGGCCCGCTCGCTGGCGTTCAAGAAGAAGCCCGACATCAAGGAAGGCAAGGAAGGCCAGATGCTCGAATGGACCTTCGACGCAATCAAGATCGACTCGATCCTCGGAACCTTCTAAGGAAAACAACGCATGAGCGAGTTCCAAAACGGCGAGCACACGTACCGCATCGACAAGCTCGACCCGTTCAAACAGTTGCACATCATGCGGCGAATCGCGCCGCTGATTCCGCAGCTCGTGCCGCTGTACATGCAGGTAGCGAAGAAGGGCCTGGAAGGCAGCATCGACACCCTGCCAGAGTTACTGCAGCCCTTCGCGGACGCACTCTCCGGGATGAAGGACGAGGACGCCGAGTACGTGATTGGCACGTGCATGTCCGCCGTCAAGCGGCAACAGGGGGATAGCTGGTCTCCTGTCTGGAACACGGCGGCGAAGATGTCGCAGTTCAAGGATCTGAACGACCTCGCAACTCTGATGCCGATGGTCGTTCGCGTCATCACGGAGAACCTCGGGCCTTTTATCAGAGGGTTCCTTACCAACCAGCAGACCGCGGAGACCGCTACAAAGGCGTGAGCTGGCATTCGTTGCCCGATGGCGACGAATGGGTAATGGACCCCGTACTCGCTGGTCTGTGCAAGTACGAATCCCTCAAAGACGGAACGCTCGACCTCGCTGACATCGCGCTCATGCGCGATGCGATGGCCTATAGGGCCGACAACGAATACCTGGCGCAGTCGCTAAGGGAGAAACCGAGTGGCTGAAACTAGCGTCATACGTGAGTTTCTTGTCTTATTGGGCTACAAGTCGGACGAGGCTGCGCTCAAGAAATTCGAGAGCGGGATCACGTCGGCGACAAAGTCAGTTTTCGGGCTCGCAACGGCTATCGAGGTGACGGCAGTCAGCGTCGCGGCCGGCGTCGCCAAATTCGCCAGCAATCTTGAAGCGCTCTACTTCGCCAGCATCAAGACCAATTCGAGCGCAACGAACCTGCGGGCCTTCGACCGGGCTGCGCAGAACCTCGGCACGACCTCCGGAGAAGCGCTCCAGTCGGTTCAAGGTCTCGCCCGCTTCCTACGGAGCAATCCCGGCGGCGAAGGCATGCTTGAGTCGTTAGGCGTCCATACGAGGGACGCCAACCATCAGCTTCGAGACTCCACCGACTTGCTCGTGGACCTCGGCAAGCAGATGGCGACGAAGCCGTACTACATGGCGAACCAGTACGCCGGTATTTTCGGGATCTCCGAAGACACCATGCGCGCCATGATGAACGGCGATTTCGCGGCTCAGGTCGCGAAGATGCGCGCGGAGATGAAGAACACCGGCTTCGACCAAGCCAGCAAGAACGCTCATCAGTTCATGATGGACCTGCGCGACCTGCAGACGCAGCTTGAGCAGTTCGGCGTTCAGATCGAAGATGCGCTACAGAAGAAGCTCGGAATCAGCCTCAAGAGTATCAATGAATGGCTGAAGGTAAATGGACCATGGCTCGCCGATCGGATTGCGGATGTTATAGGGGAAATCATCGAACTTGCTGAGTGGGTAGGCGAGAAGATCAAATGGCTCATCGGCAAGTTCGTCGAATGGGATAAGGCAACGGACGGCTGGAGCACGAAGCTCCTGGCGACGCTGGTCATTCTCAAACTCTTCGGCGGCGCCGAGATCATCGGCGGAATTCTGTCCCTTGCAGGCGCGTTCGTGAAGCTCGGGGCGGGCGCCGCCGGTGCGAGCGCCAGCGCGACGACGCTGATGGGCGTGCTCGGGAGGATCGGGCTCGCTGGCGCGGCCGGGGCGGCGGGCTACGCGATCGGCATGGAATGGATTGCGCCTTGGATCGATAAGAAGATCCAGGAACTCACCGGCCGAAAGGACGAAACCCTCGGCGGCTGGCTATACGACGCCACCCATCAGGAAGGGACTCCCGGAGCGGGATCACCTTCGGCAACTCCCCGCCCTCCAGGGCAGGCATCGCCGTGGGCGAAACGCATTTCGGAATGGGCCGATAGCTTCACCGGGAAAGATAACGGTGTCTCGATCTCCCTGCAGGCGGCCGGCTACTCGCGTAATCAGACGGCCGGCATCCTCGCCAACCTGCAGCGCGAGAGCCAACTCGACCCCGGCGCGGTGGGCGATCACGGCGCGGCCTATGGCATAGCGCAGTGGCACAAGCCAGGACAGGACGCATTCAAGGCGTGGTCGGGCGCCGACATCCATCAGAGCACGCTCGCGCAGCAAGTCGGGTTTCTCGTTCACGACTTGGAGACTCGGGAGCGCATGGTCGGGAACCTACTGCGGAACACTCAGGGCGCATATGACGCCGGCTCGCTGTTTTCCCGCCAGTACGAGCGGCCCGCCGCGGCAGACGCGGAAGCGAGGCTCCGCGGCGCGTCCGCCGTCCAGATTTCGCAAGAAAACAACTTCCACATTCACGGCACCGATCCGGCGGCAACCAGCCGCTTGGTAGCCAACGAGCAGACCCGAGTCGGCGCAGACCTCGTTAGAAACCTACAGCCAGCGGTTCAGTAATGGCCGCAAATATCGATGAGATCGTCGTCAGCGCGACGGCGTTCCCCAATATCTTGGCGTTGCCGAAGTCGACCAACATCGGCGGCATTCCTGTACAGGCGAGCATCGACGAAGAGTACACGGACGACCTAGAGATAACGCAGCACCCCATTGAGAATGGCGCGGCGATTACCGATCACAGCTTTAAGAAGCCGTCACGGGTCGTTCTTCGCTGCGGTTGGAGCAACTCCAGCCTGTCTGCATTGGCGAGCATCGCAACCGGGCTGTTCAGCGGCGGGACGATGAGCGGGGTCTCGAGC